ACAGCAGGTGCAGGCACAACTGGTGCCTTATCAAGTACAGACTGGAACACCTTTAACAACAAAACATCAAATACTGGAACAGTAACAGGAGTAACAGGTACTTCACCAGTTTCTGTAACTTCTTCATCTACAAGTCCAGTAGTGTCTATTGCTCAAGCAGGTTCAAGTACAACTGGTGCTTTATCAAGTACAGACTGGAATACGTTTAATAACAAAACATCAAATTTAGGTACAGTTACAAGTGTAGCAACTGGTAATACAAATACATTAAGTAAGTCTGGTACAACTGCAATAACACTAACACCAAATACAGGTTCAGTAAATTTATCTTCTTCCAATTTAGCAACAGGAGCGCAAATACAAACAGCTATTAATACAGCTTTAACAGGCGTGTTGCAATTTGAAGGAACATGGAACGCAAGTACAAACTCACCAACATTAGCAAGTGGTACAGGTACATCAGGAGATTACTACATAGTATCGGTTGCAGGTAGCACAAATTTAGATGGAATAACAGACTGGGCTATTGGTGACTGGGCGGTTTTTGCTAATACAACATGGACAAAAATTGATAACTCATCTGTAGGTAATGTAACAGGTAGTGGTTCATCAGGAAGAGTAGCATATTGGAACAGTAATAGTAATATAACAAGTGATTCAGGATTTACATTTAATGGTAGTACAAATGCTTTAACTGTTACTGGTGCAATGACTTGGAGTGGTGGCGGATCAACAGAATCTAATTCTGCATATGATAATATGGTTACTGGCTTTAGTGACTCAGGTTCTTCTACAAAAACACTTACACTTACACAACAAGATGGCGGTACTTTAACTACATCATTTAGTATACCTCAAGGAACAGTAACATCTGTTGGTGGAACAGGAGCTGTTAGTGGACTTACACTTTCAGGAAGCGTATCATCTTCTGGTAATTTAACATTAGGAGGTACTTTAAGTTTAACAAGCGGTAATGTTACAGGGGCTTTAGGGTTTACTCCTTACAGTAATGCGAACCCAAGTGGTTTTACATCTTTTGCAGAACCAGGTATATTTAGCGGTGGTGGAACTCCTTCTTTAGCATCTGGAGTTACAGCACAAGAAATAAGAACTTTAATTGGAGCTGGTACAAGTTCTTCTTCTGGAGTTACAGGTGTATCAGGAACATCACCTATTACATCAAGTAATACAGGAGCAGGAACTACTTCAATAGGAATAAATACTGCAAACGCTTCTACAACTGGAGCTTTATCAAGTTCTGATTGGAATACTTTTAATAATAAGACATCAAATTTAGGTACAGTTACAAGCGTAGGTCTTCTTATGCCTTCTGCTTTTTCAGTATCAGGTTCTCCTGTAACAGGAAACTCAAATATAACAGTATCAGGATCAGGTAACACATCTCAATATATTAGAGGTGATGGTAGTTTAGCTAGTTTTCCTTCTATACCGCAAGGTACAATAACAGGTGGAGGAACTTCTGGAAGAGTAACTTTTTGGAATGGAGGAACTTCAATAACAAGTGATTCAGGTTTTACATTTAGTTCTGCTGATGACTCAGTAACATTAGGAAAGATAAAGGTAGGAAACGGAACTGTTTCTTTACCATCTTTAACTTTTAGTGGAGATACAGATACAGGGTTTTACATGCCTGGTGCTGGGCAGGTTAGTTTAAGTATTAACGGAACAGAAGTATTTGGATTCGGAACAGCTGGAATAGGAGTTTTTGTAAATAGCCCAACAGGCCCATCCCCAACTACAAGTGATAGCTCTTCAAAATTAGCAACAACAGCCTTTGTTAAAGCTCAATTTTACATAACAGCATCTTCTACTAATACACTTACAAACAAAAGTGGTAACATATCTCAATGGACTAATAATAGTGGATATACTACTTTTGCAGAACCAGGTATATTTAGTGGAGGCGGTACACCAACATTAGCTAGTGGTGTAACAGCCGCAGAAGTTAGAACTTTAATAGGCGCAGGTACAAGCTCTACAACAGGTACAGTAACATCTGTATCAGGCACATCCCCTGTAGTATCTTCAGGAGGAAATACTCCTGCAATATCTGTTTCAACAGCTACTGTTACTAATGGTGGTGGAAATCTTGCTACAGGAGATCAAATATATGATTTTGTAAATGGAGGTAGTCCAAACTTTGGAGTTCTTTCAGGTAATGTTGATATAGGTGATTTTAATTTAAGGTTTGGGTCAACAGCTGGTGGTGCATCAGACGGTATTTTATATAAAGACTCAGGAGGTAGCTATAGAAATGCGTTGACTTTTGAAGCAACTAATAGAGTAGCTATAGCTAACAGAGCATCTAATGGAGAGATAGATTTAAAAGCAAATACATCTATATCTGGAGCTTCTGGAGAAGTAACCGTGGCTACAATAAAAGATACAGGAATAATTACATTTAAACCAATAGGGCTAGATGTAAGCTTAGCTAATAATGATGCTAATGGATTTACTTTATTTACTGGATCTTCTTCAGTAACAGGAGGAAAAATATATTACTGGACTGGTAGTGGATGGACTTTAGCTACTGCTTCAAATGCTTACAATAGATTAATAGCTATGGCAAGAGGAACTGGAACTTCTGGTAGTGTTGGAATGGTGGTTCAAGGTCTTGTAAATGGAGCGCAAACTGCGACCACAAATGGTTTGGCTGCTTATTTATCTACAAGTGGTAACATAACAACAACAACACCTACTTCAGGATACGCTAGAATTGTAGGGTATGCATACAGTAGTACAATATTTTATTTTGACCCAGATAAAACTTGGGTTGTTATTGCAAATCCATAAAAATTAATAATGGAATTCAAAGATCGCAAACTTATTTTTGATGACAGCACTATATACTTTATAGATAAAGATAGTCAAAAAAAGCATTTTGTAATGATGGATTGGGAGCATAACATAATGAAAGCTCATGCTGACTACGCTTGTTCTAATGGAGGAGACATTCTTGAAATAGGTTTCGGAATGGGAATAAGCGCAAACTATATACAACAAAACAATATTAAATCTCATACAATAGTAGAGTGTCATCCAGAGGTAATAAATAATGCATACGCATGGGCGGAAAACAAACCTAATGTAAACATAATATTAGGCGATTGGTTTGATGTAAAATATCATTTAGGTTTATATGACGGATTATTTTATGACACTTATGGCGATACAAAAGCTAAACAATTAAAAGATTATTTACCTACCTTTATGAAAAATAAAGGTGTTGCTACGTGGTGGAATAGTTATAATGAAAAAAATAATCAATTAGGAATAAAAGCTGATAGTTATTCAGTTATAAATGTAAACCCAAAAAACAATAATTATTTTAAATTTAATAAATATTATTTACCAAAAAAAGAATTTAAATAATGGCTGAAATTACAATTAACGTAACGTCAAATAGACAAGGATCAATTTTAAAACAAGGTGGTGCTGCAGAAGATTGGTTAGATGTTATTGAAGCATCTAGTGGAACTTCTGTAATAACAGGTGTTAATCAAACTACAGCGATAAGAGCGCAATCTTTTGTAAACAGAGGCGGTACTGAAACATTTAGTTGTGCAAGATCATTTTTTTATTTTGATTTAAGCGCACTTCCTTCTGGTGCTACAGTAACCGCAGGAACCTTTACTGTTAATGGAGTTCAACAAGGAGGAACAAATGCGGTAACATTAACAGAAGCTCCTGGAGCTTTTGGAACTAACGGAGGCTCAGCATTAAGTACTGGTGATTATGATAATGCATTTCTAGAAGATCAATTTTCAGATGATACAAGAGGAAATGATGTTGCAGGAGTCCCTTGGAATTTAGGAACTGGTAATTCTGGGGAAAATGATTTTCAATTTAATTCTTCAGCAATAAATAAAATAAATACAGGAATCTCTGGCATAGCTCTTGCTTTAGTTAGTTACACTTACGATTATAGTGAATCAGAACCTTCAACAAACGCATTTAATTACAATGGTGTATACTTTAATATTTCAGGTAGTTTTATGCCTAAAATTCAATTAGTTTATACTGAAGGTGGTTATGGAAACACTATAAATGGTATTACACCAGCAGCAGCATCATCATTTGATGTATGGCAAGTAAATGCAATTAATCTAAAAGGAAGCAATACACCGCAAGCTGATGCAGTCAATAACATAGAATAATTAAAAAAAAAGTATTATCTTTGTTCAAATATAAATAATTTAAATAAAATCAAATGAAAAATTTAACACAGGAAGAATTACAATCAGTACAAGACATTCACAACGGATTTAATAAGGCAAAAATTGACTTAGGTGATCACGTTTTACAAAGAGAAGCTTTGATAAAAAACGTAGAAAACATAAGAGTAGAGTTTGCACAAATTGAAAAAAATCTAATAGACAAGTATGGACAAGATTCTGTTATTGATTTAATGACAGGAGAAGTAAAGTCTAAAGAAGAAGTTGATGCTACAGCTAAAATAGTAGAAAAAGCAAAAGCTGATACAGACGAACATAATAAAAATCTTAAAAAAGCATAATGTCTAAAATAAGCAATCAAGCTGCATATCCTGCTCTCTTACAACCAACACTAAGCGATTATTTAGTTATAACTGATTACGATAATAAGTTAAGAACTAAAACTGTTTCTTTAAATACAGTTAAGAATTTATTTGACGTTAGTTATTCTGATGTTACAATAGAAATAAGTTCAGCAGAATTAAAGGCTTTGTTAGCGACACCTAAAACTTTAATAGCTGCGCCTGGCGTAGGAAAAGTACTTGAGGTGTTTAGCATTTTTGCTTACATGGATGTTGGTGGAGTAGCGTATGATTTTGCTGACCCTGTACAAGTTAAAATGGGAACTTCAGTTTGGGCTGAAATCCCTACAGCATCAGTAATGAATTCAGCAGTTGACGCAGCAGCACATTTTTCTAAAACATCTTTAGCTTGTCCAATTAATACAGCTATAAAGCTTCAAGGGCAAGGTCAAGAAGCTACAGTTGGAACTGGTGTAATGAAAATCAATTTACGTTTCAGAACATTAGATTTACAAACATTCTAAAATGGTTATTAGAAAAATTTCTATAGGAGCTGATTATAAATCAGGTGCAATGCACTATATAGTTGGTCAAGAAGTTTTAGGAGGTAAACATAAAATTCACTTAATTCAAAGTGATACGGAAACTGATTCATATAAAATTTGGGTTGAAAAAAACTCTGAAGTTTTAGTTTGGAAAGAATTTAAAACAACACTTCCTATATCATTAGAGTATAATATAAACTTTTAATGAAGTCTCCTTTTTCTTTTATTGTTAAACCTATTAATAATAGGCGTTATTCTAACGTCAAAAATATAGGTGGTGTAGATTTTATAACAAGTACTTCAGAAGAAGACCATACTGTTTCTAATAGGTATGCAGAAGTTGTAGAGACTCCAATAAATTATACTGGAGAAGTAGAAGTTGGTGACACTTTATTAGTTCATCACAATGTTTTTAAATTCTATAATGACATGTATGGAAGAAGAAAAAGCGGTAAAAGTTTTTTTAAAGATGATTTGTTTTTTATAGATCCAGATCAATTTTTTTTATTTAAAAGAAATGGAAAGTGGAAAGGTTATCATAAATATTGTTTTGTAAAACCTAGTTCAGCGAAAGATAGTTTTGTAAAAAAATCTGGAGTTATAGAACCCCTTATGGGAGTATTAAAATATTCTAATGCTCAACTTGAAAAATTAGGTTTAAAAGTAGGAGATGAAATATCTTATCAGCCAGAAAGCGAATATGAGTTTAATGTTGATGGAGAATTATTATACAGAATGTTTACAAACAATATAACTTTAAAACTAAATGGATAGCAAAATTATTAAACTTCAAATTATAGAAGCAGGAGAAAGAGCTGTTATACAATTAATAAAAGTTGCAAAAGAAGATATTATTAAATATGATACTGAAGATGAGTTGGCAGCTGATAGATTAAAAAATGCAGCGGCAACAAAAAAACTTTGTATTATGGATGCTTTTGAAATTATAAAAAAAATAGACGAAGAAAGAGCTATGTTAGATGGGGTTGACATAAAGACAACTAATACACCAAAAGGATTTGCAGAATCAAGATCAAAATAAAATATATCGCATAGTTAAGAAGTTAATTCCTAAGTCTGTTATTTCTAATAAAAATAAAGCAAAGAATTGGCAATATGGATATAATGACAAATACAACGTAGTTGTTATATCAAAAGACGGAACTATAGGAGATATATATAATATAAATAATTTACTTGTTGCTCTTCCTGCAACTCCACGTTTAACATCCAAAGAAAAAAAAGAACAGCAAGTATGGAGTGCAAAACCTATAGAAAAAGATTTAAAAAAAATTCAATCAATATTTCATTGGCATCAAACACCTCCACAATTTAAAGCAAAATGGGTAGACTATATAGAAAGTGAATTTGACAAAAGAGAGCAAGGAACTTGGTTTTTAAATAATGGAAACCCTACATATATAACTGGAACACATTATATGTATTTGCAATGGACTAAAATTGATGTTGGTAATCCAGATTTTAGAGAAGCTAATAGAATTTTTTATATATTTTGGGAAGCTTGCAAAGCTGATTCAAGAAGTTTTGGTATGTGTTATTTAAAAATAAGACGTTCTGGGTTTTCTTTTATGAGTTCATGTGAAGGAGTAAACCAGGCTACTATAACAAAAGATGCTCGTATAGGTATTTTGTCAAAAACAGGAGCTGATGCAAAAAAAATGTTTACAGATAAAGTTGTTCCAATTTCAAATAACTATCCATTCTTTTTTAAACCTATTCAAGATGGTATGGATAAACCTAAAACAGAATTAGCTTATCGTGTACCAGCATCTAAGATTACTAAAAAAAATATGTATGATACAGGTGACGAAGAGTTAGAAGGATTAGATACAACTATTGACTGGAAAAATACTTCTGATAACTCATATGATGGAGAAAAGTTACAATATTTATTACACGATGAAAGTGGTAAATGGGAACGACCTGAAAATATTTTAAATAACTGGCGTGTAACTAAAACTTGTTTAAGATTAGGAAGTAAAATAATTGGTAAATGTATGATGGGATCTACATCAAACGCATTAGACAAAGGAGGAGCAAACTTTAAAAAACTATTTGAAGATTCTGACTGCAGCAAAAGAAATCAAAATGGTCAAACAAAATCTGGATTGTATAATTTATTTGTTCCTATGGAATGGAACTTTGAGGGATATATAGATAAGTTTGGAATGCCAGTTTTAGAAACACCACAAAATCCTATAATAGGAATTGATGGAGAAGCGATAACAATAGGGGCAATAGATTATTGGAAAAATGAAGTTGACTCTTTATCACAAGATGCGGATGCATTAAATGAATTTTACAGACAATTTCCACGAACAGAATCTCATGCATTTAGAGATGAATCAAAACAATCGTTATTTAATTTAACAAAAATATATCAACAAATAGACTATAATGATTCTTTAATAATAGAACATCATGTAACAAGAGGATCGTTTCATTGGAAAGATGGTATAAAAGATTCTGATGTTGTTTGGAGTCCAAATAGAAACGGAAGATTTTTTGTAACTTGGACACCAAGGAAAGAATTACAAAATCAAGTAATTAACAGGAACGGAAAAAAATATCCTGGCAATGAACATTTAGGTTCTTTTGGTTGTGACTCGTATGATATATCTGGAGTTGTTGTTGGTAAAGGTTCAAACGGATCATTACATGGAATGACAAAATTTAGTATGGACAAAGTACCTGCCAATCATTTCTTTTTAGAGTACATTGCTAGACCTCAAACAGCAGAGATATTTTTTGAAGAAATATTAATGGCATGTATATTTTACGGTATGCCTATTTTATGTGAGAATAATAAACCTCGTTTGTTATATCATTTTAAAAATAGAGGATATAGAGGGTTTTGTATGAACAGGGTTGATAAACCTTTTAGTAAATTATCTAAAACAGAAAAAGAATTAGGAGGTATTCCTAACTCTTCTGAAGATATAAAACAATCACACGCCTCGGCAATAGAGTCGTATATTGAAAAACATGTTGGACTAGATATGAGTGGAGATTATAGAGATAAAGATGATATGGGAGAATGTTATTTTCAAAGAACATTAGAAGATTGGGCAAAATTTGACATTAGTAATAGAACTAAACATGATGCATCTATTAGTTCTGGACTAGCTATTATGGCTAACCAGAAGCACTTATACACACCGACTAAAGAAAAATCAAAAATAAGCATTAACTTTGCAAGATATAATAACACAAGCTCAACAAGTCAACTATTGAAATAAATGAAAGAAGTAACTATAAATATAAAGTCAGCTGTTTTTCCAGACCAATTTGCTTCTGATGCTGATAAAAAAAGTTTAGAATTTGGATTGCAGGTTGGACAGGCTATTCAGTATGAATGGTTCAGGAAAGATGGTGGAAGTTGCAGATTTTATAATCAATGGACACAATTCAATAGATTGAGATTATATGCTCGTGGAGAACAGTCAACAGCAAAATATAAAAATGAATTAGCTATAGATGGGGATTTAAGTTATTTAAATTTAGATTGGACACCTATATCGGTTATTCCAAAATTTGTAGACATTGTAGTTAACGGAATGTCTGACAGGTTATTTAAAGTAAAAGCATATGCTGAAGATGCAATGTCAGCAGAAAAAAGAAACCAATTTCAAACAATGATAGAGGGGCAGATGATTGCCAGACCTTTATTAAGCCAAATATCTCAAGATTTTGGAGTAGATGTATTTACAGTTCCTGAAGAAACTTTACCGACAGACGATCAGGAGTTAGAACTTTATATGAATCTTAAGTTTAAACCAGCTATTGAAATAGCTGAAGAAGAAGCTATTAATACTTTAATGGCAGAAAATCATTATGACGACACAAGAAAAAGGGTAGATATGGATTTGATGGTTCTAGGTATAGGAATGACTAGGCATCAATTTCAATTAGGACAAGGAGTTGTTTTAGATTATGTAGACCCAGCTAATGTTGTATATAGCTATACAGAAGACCCATATTTTAAAGATTGTTTTTATTGGGGAGAAATTAAAACAGTTCCTATTACTGAACTTATAAAAATAGATCCTAAAATTTCTTTAGAAGAAATGGAAACAATTTCTAAATATAGTCAGTCATGGTATGATTATTTTAATGTAGCTCAAATGTATCAAAACAGTATGTTTGCTAAAGATACTTGTACGTTATTGTATTTTAATTATAAATCTACTAATACTTTTGTATATAAAAAGAAAGAAACTTCAGAAGGAACATATAAGACTGTAGAAAAAGATGATCAGTTTAATCCTCCACCAGAAATGATGGAAGAAGGAAACTTTGAAAGAGTAGAAAAAAGAATTGATGTATGGTATGAAGGTGTAATGGTAATGGGAACTAACATTATATTACAATGGAAAATGATGGAGAATATGGTTAGACCAAACTCTTCTAATCAATATGCATTACCAAATTATGTAGCTTGTGCGCCTAGAATGTATAAAGGAAACATTGAATCATTAGTTAGAAGAATGATTCCATTTGCAGATTTAATACAAATGACACATTTAAAAATTCAACAAGTAGTTTCACGAGTTGTTCCTGATGGAGTCTTTATTGATGCCGATGGTTTAAATGAGGTTGATTTAGGAACAGGAAATGCTTACAACCCTGAAGATGCTTTAAGATTATATTTTCAAACTGGTAGTGTTGTAGGAAGAAGCTATACTCAAGACGGTGAGTTTAATAACGCTAAAGTTCCAATTACTCAATTGACTTCTAATAGTGGAGCAAATAAAATGCAAATGTTAATTGGAAACTATAATCATTATTTAGATATGATTAGACAAGTGACAGGTTTAAATGAAGCAAGAGACGGAAGTACGCCAGACCCAAACTCATTGGTTGGTGTTCAAAAACTTGCAGCGTTAAATTCTAATACAGCAACACGTCATATTTTACAATCAAGTTTATATATTACTAAAACAATAGCTGAAGCCTTATCAATAAGAACAGCTGATATATTAGAATATGCAGATTTTAGAGATGAGTTTGCTATGCAAATTGGAAAGTATAATGTTTCTATAATAGAAGAAATTAAAAACTTATATCTACATGACTTTGGTATATTTATAGAAATGTCTCCAGACGAAGAAGAGAAGGCAATGCTTGAGCAAAACATTCAAATGGCTTTGTCTAAAGAAAATATAAGTTTAGAAGATGCTATAGATATTAGAGAGATTAATAATCTAAAAATGGCTAATCAATTACTTAAAGTAAAAAGAAAAGCTAAACAACAAGCAGAGCAACAGCAAAAAATGCAAGAACAGCAAATGCAAGCGCAAATGCAAATGCAGCAACAACAAGCAGCTGCTCAAGCACAAATGCAACAAACACAAGCAGAGCTACAAGGCAAGATGCAACTTAAACAAGCAGAAATCGGTTTTGAAATTGAGAAGCAAAAAAATGAAGCTCAATTAAAACAAATGCTAATGGCTACTGAATTTGAGTATCAAATGCAATTAAAAGGTATTGAACAATCTCAATTAGATGCTAGAGAGCAAAGTAGAGAGAAAGCTAAAAACAGCAGAATAAATCAACAGTCTACAAATCAATCAAAAATGATAGAGCAAAGAAAAAGAAATACTCCTTCTATTAATTTTGAGTCTAATGAAGATAGTTTAGATGGTTTTGACTTTGCTGAATTTGACCCAAGATAAATTAAATAAATAAGTATTAACTTTGTAAAAAATTAAATCAAATGGATATTAAAGTAAAAGAAGTAAATTTTGAAGAACAAAAATCTGTAGCAGAAGTTGAAGAAAAACTGCTTAAAGATCATGAAGAAAAAAACAATGTTCAAGAAGTAGGCTCGGAACCTACTGTTGAAGCTAAAGAAGAACCAGCAGAAATTGCTGAAGAAAAAACTCCAGTATCAGAGTTAAATGATACAGATGTTCTTAAATATATAAAAAACAGATATGATAAAGACATATCTTCTGTAGATGAATTGTTTGCGCAAACAAAAGACAATGACGATTTACCAGAAGATGTGGCGGCATATTTTAAATACAAGAAGGAAACTGGACGTGGAATAGAAGACTTTTATAAATTACAAAAAGACTACGACTCTATGGATGGTGACCAATTGTTGGCTGACTATTATGGTGTGACCGAAGAAGGTCTTGACGCTATAGATATTCAAGATATGATGGAGGATAAGTTTAGTTTTGATGAAGACCTAGACGAACCAAAAGATATTAAGAAAATCAAGTTGGCTAAAAAACGAGAACTTGCGAAAGCGAAGAAGTTTTTTAATGAACAAAAAGATAAATATCAAGCTCCTCTTGAGTCAAGTGGGGGTAAGTTATCTGATGAACAAGAAAAAAATCTTAATGCTTATAAGAGTTACATAGAGGAATCTAAAACTGTTGAAGAGGCAAACGAAAAAAGATATGACTATTTCTTAGATAAAACTGAAAAAGTTTTTAACGATGAATTTAAAGGTTTTAAATTTAATGTCGGTGAAAAAGAAATGTCTTACAAACCAGGGACAGCTCAAGAATTGAAAAACAAACAGAAAGATGTTAACACATGGCTTAACACTTTTATGAATGACAAAGGCTTGATAGAAAATACAGAGGGATATCACAAGTCTCTTTCTGTTGCAATGAACCCTGACAAATTTGCTAAATTCTTTTACGAACAAGGCGTGGCAGCTGCTGTGGATAATGTTACTAAGAAATCTAAGAACATAAACATGGAAGTAAGAACGTCTCCTCAATCTTTCCAAAAAGACGGATTGAAGATTAGAACAGTAGGGAATACAGATTCAGGTAGAGGACTCAAAATAAGAAGTATTAAATAAATTATTAAACTAAAAAAAATTAATTATGTCAGTATTAGCAACCCCAGGATTTGCCTTACAGCCATCTGCACAGAGAACTGTATCGCCATCCAACTACATAACTAACTTTGATTTCTTGAATCAGTATTTACCAGATACATACGAAAAGGAATTTGAGCGTTATGGAAATAGATCAGTAGCATCTTTCTTAAGACAAGTAGGTGCTGAAATGCCTTCAAATTCAGATTTGATAAAATGGGCAGAGCAAGGAAGATTACACGTTAAGTATACAAACGTAAATGCAAATTTAGCAGCAGCACAAGGTGCAGCAGCTGGTACGTTTACTATTAACGATGTATTAAATCCTGCAACGAATGCAGCAGCAAATATTTCAGGTCAAATCGCAATGAGAATTGGACAAACGGTTATGATCTCAGATAATGCTCCTAATTCAACTTTAAGTAACAAAGCAATTATATCAGCAGTTAACTATGCAACAAGTACAGTAACAGTATTATTTTATGAAGCAGCTGGACAAGCTATGGCAATAAATTCAACTGTAACTATTTTTGTTTATGGTTCTGAGTTCCAAAAAGGAACAGATACAATGGCTGAGTCTTTAACTTCAGATGATTTCATCTTCCAAAATTCACCAATTATTATCAAGGACAGGTACAGAGTTGCTGGTTCAGATATGGCGCAAATCGGATGGATTGAAATTACAGGAGAAGACGGAGTAAATGGATACCTTTGGTATTTAAAGTCTGAGCATGACACAAGATTACGTTTTGAAGATTACCTAGAAACAGCTATGGTGGAAGCAGTTCCAGCAGCAGCAGGTTCTGGAGCAGTTGGTTCAACAACTACAGGTAACAAAGGATCTGACGGAATCTTTTTTGTTGTTCAACAAAGAGGTAATATCTATGGTGGTGGAAACCCAGTAGCTTTAGCTCAGTTTGACAATGTTATTCAAAGACTTGATAAGCAAGGTGCAATTGAAGAAAATGTTTTATTTGTAGACAGACAATTCTCATTTGATATTGACGATATGTTAGCGGCACAAAACTCTTACGGAGCAGGTGGTACTTCATACGGTCTATTTGATAATGATAAAGAAATGGCTTTAAATCTAGGATTCACAGGATTCAGAAGAGGTTATGACTTTTACAAGTCTGATTGGAAATATCTTAACGATGCAACTATGAGAGGTGGTATTGTTGGTGGTGCAGTAAATGGACTTTTAGTTCCTGCTGGATCAACTACAGTATATGACCAAATCTTAGGTAAAAACGCTAAGAGACCTTTCTTACATGTACGTTACAGAGCTTCTGAAACAGAAGATAGAAGATACAAAACGTGGATTACTGGTTCTGCTGGTGGTGCGCAAACTTCTAACTTTGATTTAATGGATGTAAACTTCCTTTCAGAAAGAGCAGTATGTACTTTAGGTGCAAACAACTTCTTCTTATTCCAACAATAAGAAGTAAACAATAATAAGGGAGGAGTTAATCCTCCTCCCTTTTTTTTTAAATCTAATTAAATTTTATTATAATGAAAAAAAGTAACAAATATGTCGCTAAGACATACAAATTAAAAAGTGACGCTTCACCATTGAATTATATGTTAAGCTCACGAAACTCAGCAAGATTTCCTTTATTATGGTTTGACGAAGACAAAGGTATTAACAGACCTTTACGTTATGCTAGAAACCAAAAAAGTCCTTTTGAAGACGACCAAGATGGTAATGCCATTTTAGAACCAATTGTTTTTGAAGATGGATTTTTATTTGTTCCAAAAGAAAATCAAATATTACAAGAATTTTTATCTTTTCACCCACAGAACGGTTATGTGTTTCAAGAAGTTGATGCAGCAAGAGATGCAAATGAAGAAGTAGAATGGATGGATTACGTTTTACAAGCTCAAGTTACAGCTCATGATTTAACTATTGAAAAACTTTCATCTTTAGGTAGAGTTATTTTTGGACAAAAAGCTGATAAAATGTCAACAGCTGAATTAAAAAGAGATATGATGGTATACGCTCAACAAGACCCACAAGATTTCTTAGACACTATTAATGATCCAATGGTTGAGTTACAAGATGAAGTGGTTCAATTTGTAAGCGCAGGCTTATTAATGATTAATGATAAAAAAGTTAATTTTAATTTACCAGGAAATAAAAAGAAATTAATGACTGTTCCCTTTGGAGAAGACGCTCACTACATTTTAGCTTCTTACATGCAAAGTGATGAAGGTTTAGAGGTATATAAACTTCTAAAGAAACACCTTAAAAAGGATAAGTAATATTACTTATCTTTGTTCATTATTAACCCTTAATTTTATTTTTATTATGGCAATGTCAAAATTTTTATCAGTATACATTAACGCAGCAGACATAACAGGTGGTGCAAACCTTATACCTGCTGATGGTGTGATTAACGTACTTCAAACAAGTGCAACAGTAGTTACAATTAATTTTAGAGATGCAGCAGCTGGATTCCAGACTGTAGCTTTAACTCACTCAGCTTTACCAGCTTTCGCAGCTGCAACTCCTGAAAAGAGTAGAGCTATGAGAAATTTATTTGCTGACGCAATTAAACAAGCTTTATCAACTGGATGGACAAGTCCTGCTTATACTTTAGTAGTTCCTGCTTACCCAGAAATTGAATCAGCAGCTGGTGGTGATGTATCAATCACAGGAATATCTTGGTCTTAGTATTAACCCTTAAACAATAATAACATGGCAGCGAAATATTTATCATTTCCAGTAGCTACGATAGTTGATTCAGGGACTGAAACGATTATTATAACAGGTAACAATGTTACAGCTCAGACAGCAACATCAATGACTGA